AGGCGTCCGACGACGACACCTCGAATATCCGGTCAAGGCCGTGATTGCGCCTAGTCCCGCCAAGCTGGTTCCACTTAACCCGCTGGGTGGTGGCGCCAAGCTGGGCGGCGTCTCGTTGCCGGTACGGGCTCCAATTATATCCGCCGTCGTCGGACCAGCGCAGCGACACTTGCGGAGCCTGCGGCTCGCTACCCGCATTCCCGCCGATCCCGGTCATCATGTCCAACCGCAAAGACGTAAATTTTACCGGTTCTTCCGACGGCTTCGCCAGCGCGCGCCACGAACGCAGCCAAAACCTTTGCGCGCCGTTGTCGGTGAGTGTCGCCGGGTTCATTGAGTAAACGTTGGCGTTGCGATAATCGCCCAAAAGCTGCATGCCGTTAAACGAGGCGAAGCAGTTGCCCCAATGCCGGTTCCGCGCGCCATTTTCGAGGGCCTCTCGCTTGTGCCAACAAGGGTAGCCGAGTTGCGCCGATGCGGTCGCATCGTAAACCCATGTGGCGTTGCCGCTGGGGAAAGTCAGCACGTAGAAAAGATGGCCTTCCTGCTGGTAGCACCAGCCAAGAGCGTCGCTCATAGTCGAATAGGTCCGCCAAATCGCCTCCAGCGGATGGGTTGATATGCGCGCCGGGTCGTATCCCGTCGCCATCATCGCGATGCCAGAGCCTTGCGGATTATTTGACAGCCAGAACAAAGCCTGACCGCCCTTGACTAGCGAGAAGGGTGCGATGATGCCGCTTTCGATGAACGTGCCGGATAGCCGAGAAAACGAAAAACCGGAATTGCCCGCGTCGTACCAGACCTCGGTGTCGAATTGTTTAAGCAGCCAGATTTCCTGATGAACCGATATGATCGCCAAGACGTTATCAGGGAACGCATCGGCGGCGGAGAAATTCAGGGGCGCCCATGTCGAAAGATCACCTGGGTTGCTTTGATACCATAAATTGGTCCCCTGCACGTTCACCAGTCCGAACGTGTCCTGGTAAGTCGCGGATACCGGCGGGCCATAAGGTGCGGCATTATTGAACGGCAGATTGAGTTGCCCAAACCCCGAAAGAACCAAGTTATTGAAGTTCACCAGCCAGCCCGCAACGCCGTCGAATACCACCACCTGTCCGGTCGACCCGATGATGTTGCCGATGATGCTGACCGGACCGCTCGTGCTGGTGGTCATTGTGCCGCAACCGGTTACCGCGCCTGCGGCATTCACGTAATAGACCGAGGCACCGGACACGATGATTAAAATCGTCGCTAGAACAAACATGCCGCGGATTGGACCGGAGCCGACGGTCAGATATGGGTCTAATCCTGGGCAAAGCCGGAACGCGCCAATATCCTTACCGGCTCCCTCCACCTCGACGACTTCGGGATACAGGTTGATGAGATTGTTGGCCGCGATATTCTTGTACTTCGCGGAGTAGGACGGCCCAAAAAAGGGCGTGCGCATCAGCGGCCCCGATAGATGTTATACGACGATTGCGCGCGCGCCACGATGGCGGCGTCGAAAATCGCGGTAAGCGGTTTCGTGTTCGTTATTTTGATCGCCCGCTTGGCGTCCACCGCCTGCTGTTGCAAAATGTTGGACGGCTCCAACCCCTGCGCTTTGTATTCCGGCCATAGTTGCAGCGCCAGACACGTTTGAAGCGCCTGCTTATAGCCGGAAGGGAATGTCAGCGCCGTCGAGAGTGTCGCAAAGTCCGAAAGCTGTAGGAAACTGTCGAACGAGAGCGTGTAGCCGATCGACGGGATCGGAAAAACATTGAGGATGCCGAGAGGATATTGAGGATCGTAAAAAATGGTATCGGGCAGATTCGAGTTTGACAACCGGTAGCCGATTTGGTTCCACACGTCCTGCGTGACCACCTCAACATAGTAGATGTCTCCCTGCTGATCGGTGATGTAGGCAGCGCCGGGCCCTGTGCGGATTGACAAAGGCCGAATCGAAAGCCCGCTTCCGCCCGGTCCGAGGGTGTATGTTTGGACCCCAGGTTGCAGGGTGAGGTTCTGTTCAAGGTTTGCGTAGCAAAAAAGCTGCTCGTTGCTCCACATGTCGAGCATGTCGTTCATGACCGACAGCCCGCGTTCGGCGTCGGCGTCGCTCATGGTCTCGCCCGCCGCGTAAACGCCTAACCGCTGGAAGGCGTCCTGGATGATGTCGCGGGCGGTCGCCACACTTACGCGGCCTGCCGCGCCGCTTTAAGCTTGGCCCGCTTCTCGCGCATCCGCGCGGCGTCCTTGGCGCGCCTGGCGGCCACCTCGTCGGTAGGAGCGGCGGCTGTAGGAGCCACCTCAGCCGCCGTCTCAACCACCTCGGCAGGCGTGTTGCGCGCCAGCCAAGCTTTGTGTTCGGCCTCATCGGCAACCATCACATCCGGCGTGACCCACATCGGGTAATCCCGATGCTCGTAGGCAACGTCGCGGTTGCCCGAACCGTACTCGACCTCATAATTTCGCGGGTCGGGCGAAGCGCACACCTGGTAGCCCTGCGCTTCGTATTGAGCCACTTGGTCATCCGAATAGACCTGCATCGGCCCGAGGAAAACGCCCCGCGAGTTAGCAGGGTTCTGCCGATCAATGAACGCCGGCCGCACGTTCGGGTGTTGCATCCAGACCGGAAACTTCGACATGCTCAGTTCTTGAGCAGGTTGAGGGTTTTTAGCACCGCCACAATGTCGCCGAACGTGTATTGCGTGGTCCCTATGCCGCCGGTCGTGGCGCTGTTGGTGTACAGCGCGGTGGTCGAGCCTGCGGTCTGCAACGTGGCGTAGCCGGCCGGGGTGACAGGCGCGGTCGGCGTGCCGCCGAAGAACGCGATCTTGTCCGGGATGCCCATGCCGGGCGTGGTGGCAAATCCCAGGATAGTTCCCTGATCATCGCCGCGCGAAAGTTGCAGCGGAATGTTCGACGGGCTTTGAACGGTCGTTGCGACGGGCATGTCAGACTCCTTAGTTGACTTCGAGGTCGGCTATCGCCGGCACGATGTGCGGGTTGCGGAAATGCTTCTCATTGCCTAACGAAATCTGCCCGTTGATGGCGATGAGGAAATGCTCAGCGGCTTCCTTGCTCCAAGCTGGGCCGATGCGCACGAGGTCGAGTTCTCCCGACTCCCGCCGCACTTCGGCTTGCACCTGAAACAAGCGTTCCATAGGTCAGTTCGTCAACCGGCAGGCCAGCTCCGGGTAGTACGTCGCCGTACCCCACAGAATGTCCATCCGGCATGGGAAGTTGGTCGAGTTGATGTCGTAAGCCCGCACCACGGTCATGGACAGGTTCTTGACCATCTCCCGCGCCGCGAAGTCCACACCGGAAGGCAGTTCCATCGGAACCACAACCAACCCAAACGCATCCTTCACAAAAGCGAGATTTTGCGCGTAGGACGTCGCGGCGGCACCCGTTTTGACCGTGATCGCCGCGGCGTTGGCGGGGGATGCGCTGACGGTCTGGTAAGGACCAGTGGTGGTGATGGCCGGGTAGATCGAGATCGTTGACGCGCCCGAACCGTTGGACGAGGCCGTCGCGGTGACCACGAAGTTTTGCAGCGTCCCGGTCGAAATGCGCGATTGCGGGTTGATCGCGAACACGCCCGCGATCGTGAACACGTCGCCGACATTGAGAAGGCCGGTTACGCTGTTCGACCAGCCGCCCGTCACGAGGGACGAGCCGGTTTGGCCGGCGCCGGTTACCGTCGGCGTTCCGCCCAGCGCGCCTACGGTCTGGACCGGGACGTTCTGGTCCATGTAAATCTCGAAATTGGCGATGTTGGCGAGAAAACCCTTCAACGCCGGTTCCGCGACGCTCTTGACGTACAGCGTGGTTAGCGCGGTCGCCAGAGACCAGTACGCCGCCGGGTTCAGGATAAGCACGCGGCCATCCTGCGGTACGGCGCCTTCGTCGAGGCGCTGCCCGACCGCCGCCAGCGAAGCGAACGACGCTGGCAAGGTGCCGGGCGTGCCGACGATGTTCTGCACGGCGGAGAAATTCTGCAAAACGCCGTAATCAATCGCGTTCGCCAGGGTTTCTGCGGCCGGTTTGAGGTACCGCTCAGAGAATTCCTCAATCGTGAGTGTCAAATCCTGCTGGGTGAACTGGAAATCAACATGCGTCTGATTGGAAATCGTGATGCTCGTGGACGGCTCCTGGATGTCTTGCAAAGACAAAGCCGGGCCGTTCACCGCGACAAATTTGTTCGGCTTGCGGATGGTCAGGGTCGAGCCAATCTTGGTGAACTGGTTTTCGAACTTGCGGTTCACCTTGCCGGCGGCGACCAGGTTGTTCTGCAAAATAACCAGGGTTTCCTTGGTGATCAGGCTGGGGGTAAGAAGGGCGTTATTTGCCATCGGG